AGCGATGTTCGATTGCTTGCAGTGTGTTTTCTAGTAGAATGCTCTCAGATACCATGCCCATGAACTTCTGCGGTTGCGCAACAGATTTTGTTGTTGTCAGCATAGCATCCATCTCAGCCAATGTATCTTCAACAAAGGTATCTAGCTTGACACTTTCGCTAACACGACCACCTTTGTGCTTGTATGCCTTGGCTGTCACACGCTCTGGACCTGTGTTTTTCTTAGGACGTCCTTTTTTCTTAGGACCGTCACTGGCTTTGGTTTCACCGTCATCGCCAGCATCAGCAAATGTATCTGCCTTGCGTGTGTAACGTGTGCCAGTAGATGTTGTTTGTTTGTCAAACTTACCTGTGCCTTGTTCGGCGCGGTCTTTAACAGACTTCATCATGTCGTCCCAGCCTTCTTGAAGATCAGGACTTGAGTCTTGGCTCCATTGATTACCAGCTGGTCTTGCACCGGTGTTATCACCTGACATACTCGATGATACTTTTAATCGCTGTGGATTTTTTCTAGCAAATGCCATCAATTTTGCAGTAACATTTGGATTAGTACTCCATACAACATCATTGTCTGGATCAACTTCAGTACCATCCATTGGTGATATTTGATCAATCAATGATGTGTCTAGTATAACAAATGCTTGTTTTGCTACGCCTTCTGTTACTGCTTCACTGTCTTTGCTCTGCATGTAGTCACGTGCAGTGTCTAGATAGTCAACTGCTTTAGTAATCTTGGCTTGTACCCACTCTGGCAGATTCTCATCTGCATCAAGAATACTGCGTAGTTCTTGTGCGGCGTCTTGTGCTGTTTCAAGATCTTGGTCAGCCATCTCGCCTTCGCGATCATATTCGCCACGATTAGCTGGATCATGACTATCTTCTTTCACAGGATATTCTTTGCCATCTACACTAAAGCTGTCTTTGTGCTGTGCTTTGGCTTTGGCCAATTCGCCCGAAAATTCGTTGCCTTCTTTTTCTTTGGTTTTGCCGGCACGTAGTGCGGCCAGGTCGTTGGCATCAATCTTGCCTGGTGGTGGACGTAGTCCTGCAATTTTCTTTTGCTTGGGACTCAGCATGTCTTCATCTACATCAGCAACTGTCTTTTGGAATGATGCTTTGCGGGGGCCACTGGGCATCGCAAGTCTGTTGGCCGCAGTCATTTTGATTGGTGCGTTTCTTTGTGGTGAAGCGGTGCGCGAAGGAGCTGAATCAGGGTCACTGATTCCCTGGTCACCAATTTTGTGTCCTGCATAAGCACCAGCAATACCACCAGCCACTGTGCCCAGTCCTGGTACCACACTGCCTAGTCCTGCGCCAGCAATACCACCAGCCAGGGCGCCTTTCCAACCTTCTTCAACTTCTGTGTTATCATACTTGTCATATTTTTTTCTAATAGGATCAAGATCTTTGCCGGCTTTGCCTGCCTTGGCCAGGGCTTCCATGCCCTGTTTGCCGTACTTCTCATAGCCTTTGGCGGCGCGGCTCATGCCTTTGTCTTTTTCAGCAAGGTAACGTTCATTGAGATGGCGAGCAAAATCACTCTTAGATGGTGTTGCTAACTCATTGAGAATGCTCTTGGCAGGTTCAGGTTTAGGCTCCAGTGCAGACAGTTTGCCTAGTATGTTATAAATGTTGTTGTGTTTGCTCATCTTACTTTCCTCTTGGGGTGGTGTTAGGTTTTAGAACACTCTTGTTGTTCTGTGGTGCTTGGTCTGATGTCTTGGCGGCTTTTTCTGTGGGAACAGTTTTGGCCAAGATTGCATCGTTTGTGCCTTTGACTTGCTCTTGGCGTTTTTCTTTGCCTAGTTCTTTCAGCAGACTTTCAACACGCTTCAGGCCAACATGATTCTGAGCATCGCTGTCCGCATCACTCATCTCAGGAGTGTTTAGCAGTGCTTGTTTTTCTGAGTCAGTTTCAATTGTTTCTTCTACACCATCATGACCAGGTGTGGTTATGTACACATGTGACTGTGGAAATCCAGTGGCGCTGCAAATAGCCTGTTGTATCTGCGGTGGGTTGGCTGGGTAGTTGGTCTCGACATCAAACACCTGTCGACCAATTGGGCCTAGCTTGTGGAATTCTTGGCAGCGAGAAATGGGCAGACTTTTTGGCTTGGTAATGTCTGCTAATTGGAATGCAGATAGTCCTTGCTCAATCCTGTCTAAGGTGTCGCCATCTAGTTCGTAGTCTGCTATCTTGATACGGAAAGCATACGTTCTTTTGCTTTCGGTAAGGTAATCTTTAAAAGTTTTCATTGCAGGATCCTATATTGTCTATTTATGCTTATTTGGTCTTTTGGCTGTCTGTGTCTTTGTGGCCAAGTATCTGCGCTAACAGGGCATTGCGGTCTAGCACCACGCCCTGTCCCTCTATTGCTGCCGGGGTATCACCGTTTTTGGCCGCTGTTTGATCAAGCCTAGCTTTCTTCAGCTGTAGATCAACCATGCGTAGCTTTTTGTCTAGTTTGGCTTGTTTGGCAGTTATTGCATGGCCCAGTAGCACACCTGCTGTTTGGAATATAACTCCTGCATAGCGTGGCTCTACATTCATGCCTAGATCCATTAGATCGTCAAACTTGTCTTTGGCCAATTTGGCAAGCTCGTCCATTTCAGTGTCGGCTGTTTCAAGATCCCGCACTGTGGGCAGTGCCGCATCAATCTTGTCTATAGCACTGTCTATAGCAAGTATTGTTTCTCTGTGTTCTTCAAACTCAGGCACAGGATCTCCGTCTTTATATGAGTCAGGATCCGGCAGATCGAATAAGGCTTCTAATTTTTTGGTCATGCACGTATTTACCGTGGCTTGCCTTTGTGGAATATTTGATTTTCGGTAACCACTCGAAATTTCATACCCTGTTGTGCGCACCAAACAGAGGCTGCTTGCCACTTGGCAGTATTCAGTGCTACGTATGCCCTGTCACGGGTACTGCGAGCACTTTCCAGTGTGGTTTCGGTGCTAGGTTTTACTTCGATCACTTCTGCATGCTTTTGTCCGTTTTTATCCATATAGATAATCAGGAAGTCTGGAATATAGATTGTTTGTTTGTTGGTAAATGGATTGCGATACGGAATGTTTATCGGCTCACTTGCCCACTGCAAGATACTAGGATTATTGTCACAGAATTGCATAAACACAAATTCCCATCCTGACCTATAGGTAGGTTGTCCTTTGCCTATATACTTTTCAGGATGGCTTACTTGAAATTTGCCTTGTGCATAGTGACGTGCCATTGGGTTAAACTAGAATGGTTCTAGCTATTGGATTGGAAGTTTTTAAATTGTTGTTTAGTCCAAGCAGGCTGGTGCCAACTCTATTTAGATTTAAAAACACCACAAGATACTGATTTAGCTCTCCACGTGGTATCCGTTGAAACTCAGTCAAGATTGTCATAGGATTGGTATTTTGACTGGCACTGGTAAAAATAACTGCACTGGCTAAAATCTGTGCGGCAGTTTTGTTATCAGCAATAGTCTCAAAGAAACTTTGAATTGCTTCGTTTGTGTTTTGCGCCACGTTGATTGGCGGCAATGATAGATTATTAAAATACGCAGACGGGTTAAATGAGGTATCTTTAATGCCAGTGGTGATTGGTCCTAGATTAACAACTTGCATTAGGCAAAGCTCCCATATCCGCCGGCAGGTCTAGTTTGATTACTTGCTGGACTTGCATCTGCTGAATCATTCATGGTTGCGGCGCTATCACTGTATTTCTTGGGCGGATATCGAGCTGCCAGATTGTCTGTTTCGGCCTTGGCTGCTGTTGCTTCTTCTGCTTTCTTCTTCTCTGCGGCATTTTTTGCATAGGCAACTATATTATTAAACAATGGTGGAAATGCCGGTACAGGTGATTGTGCGTACTGAGCAATCTGTTGTCCAACTGCTGCTCCATTGGTAGTTGCCTGAGAACTATTTTTATTAAATGAAAGTAATTCTTCTGGTTTTTTTCCAGTTATCCCACCAGCAATAATACCAGCATTTTTAATTGCGCTAATAGCAGTGCCTAGGTTGCCAGGACCAATGCCTCCACGTGCAAGAGCTTGCCCGGATCTCACAAGACCGCCGGCGGCGATTAATTCTTTGCCGCCATCTTTGCCGGCGATAGTGCCAGCCTGATACAATAAATTTGATATTGCAGGAGCATCTATTTTACCCAAAGGATTACGACCTCGGATTACCTGACCAATCAATGACGAGCCAATACCCAGTGCTACTTTGCTAAACACACTGTTATTGGTTTTTACAGGAGCACCGGTATTAGTGGTACCGGGCATGTAGCCCTGGGCACCGGGTCCATATGAAAAGTCTCCTGCATATGTGTATGCACCTGATTGTGAATTTTCCTCAACACTGCCACCTTCTGTGTACCGTTCAACTGCTTGACTTACCTGCACTGGTTGTCCATCCTCATATGTAACTTCTGTGTTGGGCGCAAGTCCTGCTGAGCTGCCGCCACTGTTCGGAGTCAGCGTACTTGGTGTATTGTCATAGTGTAACAGCATGTCTGCACCAAAATTTTCGGCTGTAAAAAATCCACTGGCATAGGTAACTGTTTCAAACTGCACTGTCATGTCCTGGTCCATTACTCCAGTTCCTTGAGCCATGTCATGCTCTCCATGGCGGAATGAGGTAATCAATGGATTTTGCAAGGTTACTTCACTGAACTTCTTTTGATGGAAACTGTAGATTTGTATGTTATTGATCAGGCGAGTGTCAAATTTTCCATCATTGTTTCTGAGCGTATATCCCCAGAGGTCAGTTGCTCTAGGAAGATACTTGTGTGGAGCACCGTACAATGCATCTGTATAATCGCTGTCCCTGTAGTAAAAACTATAGTAGTCATACCAGAGTTTTCTAATTGTGTCTGCACCATCGTCATGAAACTTGATGGTCACAGGATCATATTTGAGTTTTGTTTGCACAAGATTCACTCGATTGTATGCATTCATTGTTTTTACTTCTGATGTGAATTTTGGTAAGCCGATATTCTTCACCAATGCACCAACTTCGGATGTGTCACCATTTCCCCGTGATCCTTGATACATACTATGCTCAGTGTTTAGATTAAATCGTACATAGAATAAAAACTGATACTTAGGAGCCAGGCGATAGTTACCGGTTCTAAATATATAATGCGCATGGGCATAGTCTTTCATCTGCGAATCGACTGATATCCCTTGTAAAAAACTATTCATGCTCATTGCACTGTATTCCTATTTCTAATATTTATGCCGTAAAAAAACCCCGCAATTTGCGGGGTTTGAAGTTGTCATCTGACTCAATCAGATTAGTTTACTGTATCGCCTGCTAGACGTCCAACGTCTGAACCCACACCAGATCCAATCGGTGTTTGTACGGCATTGTCATATTTGATAGTCAATTGGATCTTAACTGGGTCATTGGTGCTGTAGTTCATCTCACCATACTGTACCTGTTGCAAGAAGCAACCATATAGTTCCCAAGTTTCAAGTACGTTAGGTTGATTTACGCCATTACCACCATCGAGCATTTCGATTCGCATGATAAACTTGTAGTCAAATCCGGACACAGCAGAAGCTTGTTCCATGAAGTCAAATTGCTTTTGTAGTTGTTCGCCAATCAAACGAGTAACATTACCAGCTGCATCGTCACGTAGATTAACTGTGACGTCTTGCCATTCTGGTTTGCCAATCATTTTGATCTTGCTGTTGTAAGCATCGATAGTGATATCGCCAAACTGTACTTGTGGGCGAGTAACATCCATTACTTGCTTGGTTAGTTCTGATACTGGTTGGCTTGTACCAAACTGCTCAAAGCTGACTCTGAAGCGATATGCCAGCTTTGGCATCAACAGACCTTGAGTTGATGAACTCTGGTCTGTTGCCAGTGGAACTGTGAATTTTGTTAGTGATCCTACGGACATTTTATTTGTCTCCTATACTTTTATTTAGCCTAACTGTGGCAGTGATAGAGCAGCGTTAACTGCTCTATCCTGTCTATTACTTCCCAGCTCCACCTAGTGTGCCTGGATTCTTCAATCTGATTGGAATGTAGATAAATTCAACGGCCTTGACAGGCTCAATTGCGATGTCTACATATAGTTCATTTCTAGCAATACGGTCTGATGTATTATTAGATGAATCGCACACCACAAGATAATCGTAAATTCCGCGTTTAGCAACCAGGTCATTCATTGCACCCTCAATTGCTTGTTTAACTTGGTCACGTGTGATCTTGTCATTGGGCTCAAACAAATAACTGTTACTGATGCCTGCTAACATACTACGAATGTAATTTACCAAACGTGACACGTTCACTCGGTCCATGCTCTGTGGAATTGGACTACGTGTTTTCTGTCCAAAAATTGCAAGACCTAGACCTGGCAAATTAGCAATCGGATTGATACGTAGGGTGTACAGTGTATCACGCAAGCTCTGGCGAACACCAATTCTATTAAACAAGCCGGTTGTGTAATCAACATAACCCACTGCTGTGGCGTTGTCAACTAGGCCACGACGTGCGCCTGCTGGTGCAAACCACTGATAGCTAATGTTATCGCTCTTGATAAATCCACGCAATGCCATATGACTTGCGGGCACTACAACTTCGTTGCCATTCAAATCATTGGTTAGACCCGATGGATAATAAATTGCTGCATACACATCTGCTGTGGTTGCAACTTCGTTACTCCAGGTAGTTAGATCAATTGCATTAGGCTGTAGATCAAATGGTGTATCACCAATGATAAAGCCTGTGTTAGCACGATCATTATTCAATGCAGTCATGTTAGCCAACAGTTCTGGGTAACCTGGTGCAACGATCAAGTTAAATGCATACTGTTCTTCACGGATTTCTGTGTTGCTGTCAATTGCGGCACGTAGTGCTTTAACAACCATGCGGCGCTGAGCCTTGTGTCCCATGTATGGACTTCCGTCTTCTTGTGTTCCACTTGCGGTTACCCAGGTCGCTGCATAATCAGGAATTGTACCAAACTGATTTGTACCTGTGTCATCTGCATCAGGGTATGTATCAGTTGTGAATGCTTCGCTCACATACTGCTTGACGTTGAAACCGTTACGACGAGTGTTCCACAGGATGGTGCCACGTGGGTATAAACGAAAATCTGGGCAGTCAAGATCAGTATAATTGCTCAACAACATTGTTGCTACTGTTGGGATATCACCAGTGATTGGATCAACAATACCACCAACACTTGCGCCGGCACCATTTAAGCTGGCATCCCAACGTGCATCAGCAAACAAAATACCATTTTGTGTTACACGGTCAACATTGTTGATTGCAACCCACTTGCTGCCATTATAGCGATAAATCCTTGGATAGTTTTCTAGGTCGCTGGTGTCAACCCATAGATCGCCAGCAACTACACCGCTACCACTGGTTTGTAGTGTAGGCTTGGAAGCAGAAAAAATTGGACCATTATCGTCAGTTTGGCTTAGGTTATATCCTCGAGCATCACTGGTAACTGTGCGATAGCCTTTCCAGCCATCTGTGCCGCAGATCAGTACGTCTGCTTCAACTGCGCTACCATAGTACCATAGTGTACCATCATCTGGTGCAATGTATGGCTCTTCTGAACTTTCTGTGTAATCTAATAGAGCCCAGTTACTGGCCAATAGTGATCCAGCATAGGTGCCAGTTGTCTCAACTGTAATGCCTGTAGTGGTCGAGGTAAACCCAGCATTAGTCAGTGGGTTACCAGTACCAGCAGTTGTATCTATTAGATAGATATCACCACCAGCTTTGTGTGTTAGGCTAATTGCACCACTGCTTTCTTTTTGTGCAAATACATTTGGTATTGCAGCAGCAAGAATCAGTCTAACAAAACCATCAACACTGTTCTGAGACAGTGTAAATGTATATACATCAAAGGTACTCTCTCCTGGTTGTGTTACCGCTAATGTAAAAGTATGACCAATCGTAAATGGTGTTGTGCTTGCAGGAATAGCACCTGTTACCTTTGTTACACCACTCTTGTAACGATTAAAAATCTTAAAAGTTGCTGGATATTCTTCAAAAGAAGTTGACTCTCTTTGTGTAGTATACACCACAGCAAGAACTCCAACTGCTAACCCAAAACCTCCACCTAGCACGTCTAGGCCATATAATGCACCTGCACGAGAAGCATATACAGGTGCCGCAACAGATGCAAATTCACCAGTCACTGTGCTAAATTTCTTAACAGCCCAGTTTGCACCAGTACCTGTTGCAGATGTCTTGATCCACAAACTACCAGTTGGAGCAGGAGTGTCTTCGCCTGTGGCAAATGTTGGAACTTCTGTATATTTTCCAAACTCAAGCAATGGAGCATATGACTCAAGTTTGTCATCTAGGCCCAGTTCGGCAGCGCCTGCATCATCAACGATTGCAACAATACCGTCGGCATTGATACCATCGCTCATTGCGTCGCTGGTTGCACGGATTTCTAAACGTCCGTTGGCGTCAATAAATGCACGAACGCCATCACCGTAGTTTGCTGCAAATGCGGCGTTAATAGCAGTAGTAACTTCAGTACCAGTTGCATTAGCGCCAGCGGCGGTGATAGTCACTGTAACTGTGTTGATTGTGATTTGTGTATTAGCAGGCGCTTCGTTACCTACATAGGTAGCGTATGCACTTTGCACAGTAGGCCATGCTTTTTGCCATTCTTTGGTGCCAACAGCAGTCCAAACATTACTACTATCTTTGTAGAATAGAGGATTATTAACGTCTTGTGGAATGATAGCGTATGTACCAATTTCTCCTACAGAATCTTTAGGAGTATAAATTGTTACTCCTCCGGATGGTAGATTTACATCGTCGGCACTGGTTAATACTGTTACTGTCTGGTTACTAAACAATTGCGTGGTAGAATTCCACTGGAATATACCATATGATGTGTTGGCTAGGTCAAGCCAAGCAAAAGCATTCTCGACATCGCCTTTAGGACGAACACTGGTTGCAGTCAGTTGGTCCATGTCAATGTCGGCTCTGATCACATACATTCTATTGCCTAGTCCCATGGCGCTATACGCAGCCTGGAGACCATATTCGTTTTGCTCATGTCCGTGGATCGGGGATCCAGCGGATGTCTTAAATACTGGATAACCAAATGCTGTGATTAGTTCACGCTGACTGCCATATGCTTGTAGCTTGCTTGCATTAGCTTTGGTAGTTCCAGCTGCTGTTCCAGATCCAGAAGGAGGAGTTTTGTCTTGCGCAGTAGCCAACACCACCATTGGCACCGTGCCATTGCCTGCTGGTACATATTGACTTTCGTCACTTACTGATACGCTTAAACCTGGGGATACGAGAGTTGCCATGTTATTTTCCTTTGACAAAATACATTGTTAATGATATTTATTCGGATATGGTTTTTTTTGGCTGTTATGGTGCCCTTTGCAAAGGTCTTCTCATAAATAGAAGTATGAGACCTTGGTGCCAAACCTGTAATGATCGTGTTGTAGCAGTTAACTACATCAAAGAAGATGTGCGACACTATCGCAAACAGTGCGATGTGTGTTTGCGCAAGGGCAAAAAGATCAAACCGCAGCCGCCGTTGTGGGCAAAGAAAGGTTACAAGAAAAAACCGCACTGTGAAAAATGCGGTTTTGTAGCAGAGTTACCAGACAAGCAGTTACTGGTATTTCATGTCGACGGTAACTTAAAAAATACTGATTGGGTCAATCTCAAGACAGTATGCTTAAACTGTCAGCCAATGGTTTATAAATCCCGTTTGCCGTGGAAATCGTCGGACCCTGTACCAGGGTTCTAATAGTAGAATAGAGTTCTTCAATCCGCCCATTGTTATTAATAACGGTATCAAACTCAGCTCCTGCCCAGCTGGTTTCACTTGCATGGATAGCGTTGTCTGTTAGCCAGTGTTGTGCTTTTGTATCACCCTTGTTGGCCATGCAAGCAATGTCATACCAATGAGGAATAACTCCTCGTTGTATCCATATGATACGCCCGCCTTGTTCTTTGATTGCTTTGATTTCGTTAGGAAAACGCACATCGCTGATAACAGTATGGTCGCTACGTCTAGCCAGACGTGACTGCAATGCCGCAATCCAAATGTCATCATGGAAGTGCTGGCGACAAACTTCTGTACCCCAGTACTGTAGGATCCAACGTGGGGTCAAGTGTGGCATTTGCAATCGTTCGGCCCACCACTCATCTACTTGCTCGCGCCAGGCACGTGCTTCGGGGGTGCGTCCTTCGATCAGTTCTCGGTCCCACCCAAATACTGCCGCCACTGCATCTTTAAGAGTGCCTGCAAAACTGTCACGTCTAAATCCATGAAAGCCAACCAAGTAATCTGCGGCTGTGTCTTTGCCGCTGCCGATTAAACCGCAAATGCCTATGATCATAAAAAAGCCCCTAGTGTATAGAGGCTATTTTTACATATTAGTGTAACAAAGTCAAATTGTTATACGCCGTATTTATTTTTTTTAGGTTTAGCAACAGGACTTGATTTATGAGTGTCATCAAGTTCTTTACTCTTGAGGTCGCCGTGATTTAGATCTGTGTATTCTGCTCCAACCACTTTGTATGCTTGTTTAAGCATGTCTTGCTCTTGTTGGGTATAAGGATGTGTAGATTTCTTTTTACCAATCCAACTTTTTGCATCCATGTGTTCTATTGGGTCTTTTCCATTGGAACCTGCTACAGCCATTCCTAGCCTATAGGAAGTGTAGTCACCGCTAACATGTTCACCATCACCATAGACATTCAATCCTGCGGTGGGATTTTGCTGTCGCTTGGATATTTTACCATCTTTGGTTTCTGTTACTATTTCAGTAATTTTCATATTACCCAATTACCCATGTTAGTGGTTGGCTACCATCGTAGTAGCGTTTGAGTTCTTCTTCAAGAGCGTCCATTTCAACCTTGGCTTCTGCTTTAAGGGCTGTGCCATTTAATGTAGTTCCACCCTGCGGGCCTGCAATGGTAGCAAACTTTTCACGTGCTTGGCCTAGCATGTCTTTGGCCACTGCCAGTGCATAGTCTTGTATCCATGGAAATGTCAAATGATCATTGAGTAACATGCTGTCTGGTTTACGATTGTAAACCCATAGCAAAACTGTTTCGGCTGGGTCGTCCGTTGCTGGCGAATACACCTGTGTTCTGTACAGATCTGATCCTGTGATGTTGGTTGATCCAAGGGTACTTAGTGCGTCGACTGTAAACACCTGTCCAGTTCCATCCACAGTTAATACTGTGTATGCATTATTATATCCAGTGACTGGACTGTTAGAAATTGTTAGTACTCCGCCAACCACTATCTGTGTCCACGGCTCGTTAAAGGTCACAGTTATTGTGCTACCTGCCGCAGTACCATCAGCAGTTACTGAAACTGGTCTTTTATATGTGTGTCCAGTGTCAGGAATCTTGCGCACAATAGTAAGCTTCTTGGTCATTGGATTCCAGGTATAGTTCATGTATCCACCAAACATTGTCATGGCCAATTCTTGATACTGTGCAAACAATTCATAGTTTATTAATCCACCAACACGGCCTGCTACCAGCATATAGGTATTCAAATAGCCTGATGCAAAAGGTTCAAATTGGCTTGCTGTTGTGCCACTAACACTGCCAATTCCTCTACGGAACACTTGACGCACTGTCTGTATATCAACTGGCAATATGTATTCTTGTGTTTGAGGAAGAAGATCTAAGAATACATAACTTTCTTCTTCTGCATTCTGCGCACGTTGACGATAGCGCAGTAGCGCACGATCAATTGCAACCTTGTAGTGTGCAGGATCTAGCTCAACATCCACCATGCCATCGCCAAGGCGGAAACGTACATAGTCTTCAATTTCTTTGCGCTTTAATGACGTAGCAGGGTACTGATTTTCGTCGTAGGCAATAGGTCCAGGACCACCTAAACTTTCAGTAGTGATTGCCTGGGTTGCTGTTAAACCTGTTTTGAGAGTGGCCATAAAAAATCCCTGTATGCAGTATTTATGCGCACAGGGATTTGGGCTTGAGTTAGATCACTGTACTTTTAACAACAGTACATCAACGTTGATGCGTCCGTTTAACAGTGTCTCTGTTGCTTTGATACTGTCCATGTACTTGCGCAACTGTACCTTGCCCGCTTTCATAAAGTCAGCAAGTTGTACATCGGGTTTGCGCAGAGTCTTGCTCACACTCTTGTCGGTGTAGTTTTCAATGCTTGTACCTTTAATAGCAAGGCCTGCACTTGTGCTTGCAATGTACTGTCCTAGCTTGCGAGTCCTTGTGTTGTAAACCCAAAGTTCTTGAGCGCCAACAATGTCCACAGGGTTGATACTAACCAATTTGAGTACTGCATCTTGTTTAGAGTACTTGAGCTTGGCTACTAATTTTTCTTTGGTTGGACTCTTTTTAACACGAGCTTTCTTAGTGGCTTTCTTCACGCCACGGTATTGATCCACTGCTTTTTGCAACTCATCAAACCAGGCATAGATGCGTTTGTAGTCTGCGGCTTTGAAGTGTTTGTACCCTTCAACCAACTGCTCGTGTTCTTTGGCTTGCGCAGATTCTATTTCTGCACGAGTCTTTACAAATGCTGTTTCAATTTTACCTAGCTGTCCTTGTGGAACATTTTGTGCAACCAAGAAGTCGTAGGGTTTGAAGCTTGTGCCAGCGTTTGTCACTGCATCGTCAAAGTAGCCTTCGAGCTCGCCAATTGTGGCGCTGGTTTTTTCGTTCAGACGATCTTGGATAGTTGGCTGTCTAACAACAGGCTTGTTTTCTGCCGCAACAGGCTGTTCATCTTCTTCGTTGTATTCAGTATATTTTTCAACCACGTCACGAGTGGCTGTTTCAAGATACTGCAATGCACGAGGCTTGAGTGGCATGCCTCGACCATGTGCGGCAATGATGCTACATGCTGTGATAGGAACCCAACGGCTTTTGATCACTTTGCTGAGATCGGATTTAGTGACCACAAAGTGTTTTTGCTCTTGGAGCCAAGTAATAAAGTCCGGCTTCAAATCTTTGACTGAGAAGTGA